TAAAAAATAATAATCTACATACAAGCATGCACTAGCTAAGGTTAAATTTTGTAAAAAACTTAGAGTTGATGATTTACTAATATAGGTAGTTTCTGCACCTACTACATTTGTACTATAATTAGTGTCTACACCTGTTAATCCAGAATTTAAACCACTTGTTACCACAAAACTAGTACCATTATTTATTTTCAGATAATTTAAATTTTGTTCAATAGGATCAAATGATAAATACTTCATATAAACTGTAGAATTTCCTTGTGTTTGACTGATATATTCTCCAAAATTAAAATTTACAATATTCTTATCTACTTTGGCTGAATAAGTTGGTCCATATAATAAAACATCAGTTAATGGATTAAATTCAATATGAATTTTAATATCTGAATGATACATCCCGATAATCGGTAATGGTAAAAAATCTCTGCAAAATGAAAATAATAACGGTACATTTATACTATAAGAAGGTTTGCCTGCAGTAAATTCATAGATTTCAGGAACATCACCAATCATCTTATAAATATCACGATATCTAGTTAATTCAAACCAGATATTCATCCAATCACCGTATTGACGATCAATAATCCTTCCTCCTATTTCAAATTCAGCAGTATTTATCAAGGCTAAACCTATTTTCCTCCTCCAGGCAACAAACACCGGTACATTATTAAAAGTAGCGGGAATTGCCGGTAGGACTACATTTAAAAAAACACCCCCAATCATGTGACCATTTTTGGATAACACAGCAGTAACTCGATTTCCAAAATTAGGTGTTAAATTAAAATATTGAGGGATTGATTCTCTTGAAAAATTAGAATATCTATGATAGGTTGCAGTAAAGAACGTAATTTCAGGCTTACTAGTTAGATATACATCTTGTTCGCCATAGGCAGCTAATTGAATTGCTCCACTCACCATATTATTATTAATAATATTTTTTTCTTTAACTAAAAATATTATTATTTATAACTCAAATGCCAAACCCGCCTGACCGCTCATGATTCTTAATAAGTTATAATTTCTTGCTATAATACCCACATTGTAAGCACCGTCATCTGTATTCATTGTAAAATATGCATCGGCTAATGCAGAAAAGTTACATGCTCCTGACGGTTGATACTCATTAGGATACAAACAAAAGGGGTAAACATTGATACCACTCAATGGAATATTATTATATTTATGAAAATATTGTAACTGAGTTAAGATACCATCATCTTTAAATCTCCATTGACCATTTAGTACTAGAGTTGATTTATTAATTGGAGATTTAGTAGGATAAGGGACGTCACTTTTAGATAATTGATTATTAATATACATCGGAATATAATTTATATCAGGATATTTGGTATATAAATTAGCATATACCTGTTTAGATAAAGTAGTAATAGGATTGACTTCATCATAACGATCATAATTTGATAATAATTTATAATATTTACTATTAGTATAATTCCAATATTGTTTATTATTGGCATTAGTGGTGTTGGCTTTAGGTTGACAAAACCAATATAAATCCTTAACAGGTTGTTTCAAGTTCAATTTAGTATTAAAATATGTCCCATAATGAGAATAATTTCTATAATTTTCTTGTTCTATTAAATATTCATGTTTACTAGTGGCGAATCTTCTTCTTTCTTCACTATCTAAATAAATATATTTTAATTCTAAATTTAGTTTGGGTCGCCCTGAAGTTATAAATTTAGTTAATGGGTCAGAAATAATTAAATTTTCTAATTTTTCTAATTGTATCGTTAATTTTACATCACTGTGTAATAAACTAATTAATGGGATACTTAATCCCGCATTATTATATCTGTTAAAATAAAATGGAATGGGTAATCTTAATTTATATGTGGGTAATGTATTAGAATTAAATGCAGTTAATGCAGGAACATTACCAATCATCTTATTATTCCCGCTTACTTTTCCAGGTGGTAGATTTACTTCATTCCAGATATTAATCCAATCTGATGTTAATTTTTCAATCTCCACATTATTAATTGATAATTGGAAATATTGTGCTATATAATATCCTAAATTTTCAATCCAGGAAAATCTGGGTGGATTACTGGTTTTTGCGGTGAGAGTAGCCGTATTTGTATTTAATGTATTTTGTCCAGTATAATTACGAACTTCGTTATTGTATGATTGTAAAAAATTTAATTGAATGGTTGAAATATTTGTAATTAATTGATTATTTTGGACTACATTTGTACATAAACTAGATTGTTTGTTAATTTGTTCCCCATTATAAGTTTCACTGTTATAATATTCAAATGTATGTGTGTTGGTTACAAAATTATTAGATGTATATTGATCTAAAAACATAGTAGGAACTGTAATTAAATTAATTTGCTTATTTGCCAATTGACTAATTAAAAAAGTTGTAAAACTATCTAAAGTAGTACTAGTTTGAGGTACACCGTTGGATATTGCATCTGATTGTAATATTAAATAACCATTAAAATTTCCATTTGGGTTGAAAGAAGATGGTACTGTATTGTATGAATATAAACCATACGTTTCTAAAAAATTAGATGGTGTAGTTCTATTTGGTGGTGTGTCAAAATAAGTATATGTACCGATAACTACTGGGGTAGAGGAATTGGATGAAAATAAATTGGGTGATGAAGAGGATTTATAAGAGGAATTATAGCGAAATAAATTATCTGATAAATTATTATTTCCTTCTGGTGCTATATACGATACCCCTATTGAATCTGATACATCTATTGAATACGATACCCCTATTGAATCTGATACATCTATTGAATACGATACTCCTGTTGATAAATCATTTGTAGTACAAATAGTAACATAATTTTGTGGTTGTGTAAATTGATAAGAAAATGTACCAATAAAATTATTATTATCATCTGTATAAAAATTTGTGATTGTTAATAATAAGTTACCAGAGGGTGTATCAAATAAATATAAACTAGTAATATTCATTGTATTATTTAAACCACCTAAAGTGACAGTGTAGAGTGTATCGCCTACATTATTAATTGTATACATTACATAATTTATAATAACTGGTGTATCAATTACTATATTATAATTATCATTACCAATATAAAAATAGACTTGATTATTTATTCTAAAATTAAAAGAAAAAGTAACGGTCTGATCTGAATTTATAGAGACATTATTTATTTTATTTAAATTATTAGTTTGATTATTATCTGCATAATACACATTTAGATCAGGACTTGGATTATCAGATAATTTAATAGTATAATTAGTAATGGTATTTCTTAAAACATTAGTGGGACTTACTTGACCTGTTATAATTAGTTGATTAATATTATTACTTAATTTAATATTAAATATATTATTAAGATCCCCTAGACTCAGATAATAATTACGAAATACATTAAAATGATAAGTAAATGGTAATGTATATACATCATCTATTTTTATTATAGTATCTGAATCTATATTAAGTAAACTAACAGGTGGATCTGAAAAATCACTGTTTAAATATCCATAGAGACATAGTGTTGGAATATTCTGTGTAAATACATCTGACCAAGATCCTAATATAATATTATAATTTGTAGAACGAGTCGTATCCTCTAAACTAAAAGTAAAGTCAGGATAGATTACAATTGGATTAGGTATATTAATTGTTATAGACGGATTAACGATAGATATCCAATAAAAACCTGGTGAAAATATATGAGTGAAATTATTATTATCTAAATTAGTTAAGTAAACACTATTGGAATAATCATTATTTGATGATATCCATACCTCTATATTATTAATATTACCTATTATAGTAACATTATAGGTGGAAGAACCATTAATATAATGATCTAATACAGCAGATGGTTTGGAGTTATTTTTAATAACCAAATCCCATATATTAATATTTTTAATATTTTTACTCATATTTATTCTATTTAATTATATTTATATAAAATTTTATAATTTATATAAATAATTTAGGGTGCGGGTCTTACGGGTGTATTTAATAAGGCAAATTTGGCACTTAATGCGGTAGTAGCTGTAGTTAATTACATTCTATATTCATATTTATACTTGTAGCAGAGCAAGAACTTTTATTACAGGAATTGTTATTATTATGATTATCGTGATTATTATTACCATTATCTAAAATTTTATTACAGGAATTGTTATTATTATGATTATCGTGATTATTATTACCATTATCTAAAATTTTATTAATTATATTATTATCTAATAATTCATTATTTTCTAATTTAAGTAATTTAATATTATTTAATAATTTACTAATTTTTCCTATAAGTTCATATTGATCTTTTAAAGTTAAGATAGGAATTTCTAAATCTTCTATCCCTGACTTACTAATTGTACTCGAGTGTATTATATCTTGGATAGTATTATTATATTTTAGACAATAGTACAAATATTTTATATTAATTAATTCATTATTAATAGTGATAGATATATAGGGAATAAAATTAAAAGGTTCAGTAGAATAATCCATTAATAGAATATTAGCATTTTTATTTATATAAATAGAATCAGAATCAGGGTCAATAGATTTTACAATATTAATTTTTCCTAGAGATGATAGTTTAATTACAGTTTTTTTATAACAATAAGACCATGATATATTATTGATAATATCTTTATAATTATTAATTGATTGATTATTAATATCAATCTGTTTATCACATAATTCTAGATTATATATTATCTTGGATTTAAGTTCAGGTAATATCGTAGGAATTTCTATATTGTTTATATAATCAATATATACACTATTTTTACTAGAATAATTTGTAAAAATACTTTCTTTAATACTTAATAAATAATAATAGATATATTTTAATCTTAGTAAATTATTTTCCGTATTTATTGTAATCACAATATATTTATTATTATTTAAATCACCATTATATTGTATACTATCATGATTAATAATTATGTATTCTTTATTATCTAATACTTTATCTAAAATAGTACAAGTACAACAATTTTTTATTTTCATATTAGATACACCTGATACCCCTGATAATATTGATTTTTCAGTTCGAGTATATAATGATGGATATAAATAATAATGAGATTTATTGATTTCACTATATTTTACATTAATAATTGGCTCTTCTACACACTTATTATTTTTATAAACAAGTCTTGAGAATTCAATATTATCTCTTTCTGTATTATTCTCAAAATATATAATACTTTGTTTTATTCCGAGATTTATTAGTTTGCTATCAATACTTACAACCTTTTTTAAATTTAAATTTTCTAATAAATATTGACGAGTTTTAGTATGTAATTTGGCATTATTTTCTAATAAATTATCAGGAACTATAATAGCACCCCGCCCATTTTTATTTAATGACTGTAAAATTAATTGTAAAAATAAAGGCTCCGCTTTAGTACCATCAAATTTTAATTGCTTAATTCTTGAACATGCACTAGCAAATTTAAAATTTCTTATACCAAAAGGTATATCACACATGATTATATCAACTTTATCAATCAATGTATTATTAATTTTATAATCGTCGCATAATGTATCACGATAATTAATAGTGGTATTAAATAATTCCCCAGTTTCTACTAATAAAGATGCAGTGGTTAAATTTTTACAAATGGTATTATCATCAAATCCATATATATTTTTCTTATTAATACCCCAATTAATATTCGGATATTTATTATTTAAATATTTTACAGTCATGGATAAAAATCCACCTGTTCCACAAGATGGATCTAAGATAGTTTCTGTATTAGTAGGATTACATAAATCTATCATATATTTTACTAAATTTCTATTAGTAAAATTAATTCCAAGTTCTTTTTTAGTAATAGAATTACATTTATCTAAATATAATTGATATATTATCCCGTAAATATCAAAATCATTATTAGATTTTATCTCTACAATATTTAAATTATCTAACTTTTTATAAATATTAATAAAATTGATTGCAGATTCTATTTTAAAATTAAATTGATAAAAATTACCTTTTTCTATTATAAATTTTAAATAAGATGGTTTATTTATATCTGGATTATAAAATTTTTTTAATATAAGATTATCATCATTGATTACAATACCTTTTTTATCTTTACAAAAATTATTGTATAAATACTCTAATGGAATATCAAATTTAGATAATAATTCTTTTGTTACATTTTTCATATTAATAAATAATTGACAATGTCTAATTGCATCTAATCCAGTAATGTTTTCTAATTTTAAAATATCAAAAATATAATAACATATTTCTTTAAAATTCTCCATTTATTTTTTAAACTATATATTTAATATTATATATTTTTTTATCTTTAACTTTACCCATATTTTCATCAAATATAATAATAAATTTTAGTACTTCACTATATCCCATTTAGAACTCAAATAATTTTCTATATTATTTTTATCATCTGTTGTCAATGGATTTGAATAAATAATTATTTCATGAATTAAATTTGTAAATGTATTATTTTCTAATAATCCTCCAATTAAATTATTAAATCTAGTACTGGCTCTAGGATTAGGTGTATCACTTCCAGAATTAACACCATTTATATAGGTAGTTCTATCACCCCCGTTAATATATTCGAATAAAACAATCTGTTTAACATTAGGTGTATAATTACTGACTAAATCCAAGTTATTATTCCATGATTGATAATACATATTATTATTTGTCCAAAATGTATTTGTCGAATTTATCTCAAGATTATTTAAATTATTTAGATCATCAACTGACCCTAATATAAATTGAGTGTTACTAGATGGAGTTAGTACTACATAAATAGAATAACTATCATTATTATAAGGGATAGTACCATCCGGTAAGATTAAGTAATTTCCACCACTAAAATTCACACCTAAATTTATAGAATCATATACAGGATAATTACTAGAATTAGTAGCATTATTATTATTACCGCTGGTATCTGACCATTGAATAATTAAATCATTATTTATTATAAGATTATATATAGTAGATGCATCTAACCATGCAATCATCCCAGATACATTCGATGGATCAAAATAGAATGAATACATTGATAGTCCTGTAATATTAAATGAATTTGTAATTAATTGTCTTATTTTGTAAAATATATTAGATGGATTAGTATTACTTAAAAATATACTATATGTACCAAGTGCTAAAGTTGGAGTAATATTTACAGATAATTTATATCTTGAATCTGTATCTAAATAAATCAAATCTGGATTAGCACCATATATTTCTAAGGGTGTATTTTGATCTGATCCAACATAAATATACAATGAAGAAACATTATAACTAGGATTCCAATTAGTTAATGTTATTATTACATTTGTTGTTATTCCTTGGATTACACTAGTAGTAGACATGGTAGTATTTATATTTCCAATAATTGAATTTATTGGATAACTATTTGATTTTATATATGAAATTGAATCTGATAATAAAACGGTAATTCCAGGTAATGTATTAATTGTTGTTGTAAATGAAAATGTACCATCATTATTTATTGTAATTGGAACAGTCGTCGTAATATTAGTATATACATCAGTATATAATACATTTAATAAATTTGAGGGATAGACTGTGGGTAACCAATTTGCTAATTGACCATTAAATATAGTAGATGCATATGTTTTAAATTGATATGGAGTCGTTAATATCGAAGAAATAGATATTTGATCCCTAATAATGTATAATTGATTGGTTAATAATTGTTTAAATTTATATCCAGATATATTAAAATCCGTATCAGATATATATACATTATAATATGTATCTGGATCAAACCCTGTAGGAGTTGCTGTAAATTGTAAATAATATTTATTATTGTTTAATTGAACAGACTGTGAACCAAAATCAAATAATAAATTATTACTATTATCTACAACATACACAAAAACATTATTAATATTATAAGTAGAATCCCAGTTGTTTAATTGAATATTAAATGTAAATGGAATATTATTAAATACATAAAATTGTACAAAATTTGCATTAATGTTTCCAATTATTGTACTAAAATTAATTAAATTAGTTTCTATATACCCACTACCATAAGTAGTAGAATCGGAAAATGCAATATTTGAATTATTATATTGTGATGCTTGAATTTGAGAATCTACTACAAATCCATAATTTGGCACTGAATTAATAATGGTTACAGTAGTTGCTACTGGTGTACTACTTGTAATAGTTTTTCCTATAAATACATTTAAATGATAGGGTAATAATATCGGATTCCATGTATTGAGTACAGTACCTATAAAAGTAGTATTAGTAAATGTTGGAACATTGGTATTAGGTGTTAATGAGGTAATAACCATTTGATTAGTAGTTGTAATAGTTTGAGTAACCATAACATTAACAACACCGGTTCCATATGGATAAGTACTTGATATTGGGTTATAAGTTAAAAATATATTGGCTTGCATATTCATAGTTAGAGTATATGTTATATTTACCTGATAGCCATTTGGAGTTAATATTATAGAATAAGGTGTGGTATTAAATGGTTTATAATTTAGGTAATTATTTGGATCATCATTAATATCTTTATAATAAGCATATAATTTATTAATTCCATATGTAGTATATGACGCCAACCAATTACCTAATGTAATAATAAAATTAGTTGATCTATTTACAATAACAGAAGATATATTTATATTACCTGTAACTCCTGTAATATTACGTACTGATATTGGATCTGTTGGATTTACAATAAAATTTACAGGTCTAGAACCATATGGATAATCTGATATTTGATTATATGTCAAATATACATAATAATTAGTTAAATATCTTATTGATACATTAAATGTTATTGTAGAATTTATTATTTGTGCATAGGCTTGTGGAACATTTAGATCACCCTGATCATTACCTAAATTATTACTATTAGGATTATCAGCAAGGTACACATATAAATTATTGATATTGTAATAACTAAACCAATTTATTAATTTAATTGTAATTAGTTGTGAAAGTCCTTGATAAATTACATTAGGTGATATAGTACAGATTTTAGATACTGGATCAATATCTGTTGCAACATTTATTGTTTCTTGTTTAGTTATATTAGGAATTAATGTATATACTAAAGCGTTACTTAATTCAGCTGCAGTTGCTTTTTCAGATACGTATAAATAATATGATGTATTTGTATTAAATGTCAGATTTGTAATTATTTTATATGCATAAACGTTACTATTAGACGGTAAATACCGAATAATATTAAATGGTCCGTTACCTACACCTACTACCCCTGCTGCATTCTGTAAATTATCAACATTACCGTCAGGTGATAATGAAAAATATGTATATAGTTGAGTAATATTAATAGACGACGGCCAATTAAATAAATTTACAGTGATTGTTTGTGGTATAGTAATAATTGCGGTATTATTATCAATTGAACCATCAGATATAACAGATGTAGATATAGGTAATACAAAACGGACTGCTACAATAGATGATCCAAAAGGATTGTTACTATCAATTAATGCATTAGTAAGACATAAATAATGTAATCCAGCAGTTTTAAATGTAATATATATTGATCCAGAATAAATATTATTTATATATTGTACATTAGAAGAACCAAGATAATTTGCAGATGTAGGTATACTATTGGGATCTGATACATCATATAGATAATAATAATTACCGTAAAATTTTGTCCAATTTGTTAATGTAATATTAAATAAGGTTGTAACATTTAATGGAGAGCTAGCTGGTATAATTACAGGAAGAACTAATATTGGATTTGTTACCTTAGATGTAAAATCATATTGAATAAAAGATTCAATAAATGAAGCAAAATTTATAAAATTAAAATTTGACATATTCATGCTATCAGATGTATAGGGTGTTGAATATAAAGTTAATGTAGTTAATGATTGATTAATATCTTGAATATTTTTAAATATTAAAAACATATTTTCAATAATGCTAATATCTGATTGATACAGTAATTGTTGATATATTAATCCATTATTAATAAAATCATATTGATAACCAAATGGTAAATTATTGTAATTTATAATAAATGGTTGACCTATTCCACTAGTTGGAATTCCTTGTACTGTCCCTGCAATAATATCTATAATAATTGTATATAATTGATCATTCGTCGTAAAATATACATTATATAATGTCATTGTTATTTGATAAGTACCATTTTTAACATACACAAAATTTTGGAAATTATACTTATTTTGAGATGACCCTACTATCCCATTTTGAATGTTTGTTATTATATAATCTATAATAGTTGTAAATAAATTTGTAGGTATATTCGTACTGTTATTATAATAATAATTTAAACCAGGTACCACCCCAGGTATTTGATCAGAATTTTCACTTTTTCGAATCATATAGTTATTATTATTATAACTTACAATTGTATAATCATTAATTAATACAACATTATTGACTAACCAATAATCATATGCATTATGAAATTGAACTCGTTCTTGGAAATTATTAATTGTAATTGTAGTTGATGTTGTATATGATCCAACTATACTTTGTCTTAATGCAAACATTAATCTATAATATTGAGAATAGTTATAATTTTGTTTGATATTAATAGGAGAAAAAATATTTGGTATTTTAAATTGTTCATATGCAGCAAGATAACTAGTAGCAGTATTTGTAGTAGTAATTTTTATAGTTAACAATGAATTAATAAACATATCTAAAAAATCATTGATCTTATCTGAATTGGTACTGACTTTTTTTCTATTATAAATATCACTAAATGAAATTTCATACAAACTATTTTGATAAATAATTTTCTTAGATTTTAATATTAAAAATAAATACTCTGATATTAAATTAATTAATCCTGATTTCCAATCTTTAGCAGTTAATTGACCTAATATATTACCTAATGACATTGGAGTATTTTGGAAAGACGATCCAATTAATTCTGTTTGATTTAACATAAAACATTCTGAAATTAAAAAATAATAAATTTGAGTGATTAATGATGGTAATACAACATTTCCTTCTATATATGCATTTACATTTTGTCCTGTTGGTGTAATAATTGGAATTTCACCAATATAATTATAACTGGATAATACACCTAATGTATAAGGATATTGACCAAAAATTAATCCTGAATTATCAAATGCATTAGTCACAATTGTTTTTTCATTTAAAAATTCCACATAATTATCATTATTAGGTAGAATCGTATAAATAGTTGCATTATCAGATACTGTAATAAGATCAATTAATAAATCTTTTATAAATAATAAATTATCCATATGTTTATTCACTAAAAATGGATGTGTAATAGTCTGTAAATGATCAATTGACCCTGAGATTGCAACTGAATCAACCAGGCCGTCAAATGCAACTACATCTGCATTAATATCGGGATAAGAAGTATATGTATTTAATTGAATAATTTGTCTTACCGGATTACCATTAGGATCTATTTGATCTGAATATAAATAGGCATTATCAACTGTATTATAATAATAATTTCTATATTGAATTTTTAATAATAAAAATACGTACATGAATGATTTAGGTCTTTCTACTGTAGTACCATCATATAAGGTAACTTGAGAAGGTACTGATTTATAGGGATAAAATGCAGTTGAATCAAATTTCAATTGATGAAAATTAGCTAAAAAATAATCAATCCCTGATGATAAATATTTAGGAAAATAATAACTTACAGGTAGTGTAGGATCATCATATGTACCTATATCGGGTTTAGATGATCCATTATTTAAAAATGAAAACAAATAATTTAAATAAAATACAACTGTATTACTTGCATTTTGAATATTATAAATATCATGATATACTAATGGAAGTAAGTTATAATCTGTAGCTGAATCAAATTTGTAAAATTTATCATAAAATGTTAAAGATGTTACATCATTAATAGAATAATAATCATTATATAATTGAATTTGTTCTTGAGTCTGGGCAGTAGTGGAAACATTTTTTTGTCTGTAATTTAATATACTCGTAAATAATTGTTTGAATCCAGCTACATCTGACTGATACAAACTCATAATTTTATCTATTGATATATCTAAAAAGTTTAAAGAAACTAAAGAATAGTTTGAATTCCAATATGTTACATCACTATCAAAACTATCTTTATCCGGAAAATACATTAAAGTAGATATACTTGTATTTAATTGATCAATTAAATTATGATATACAGTAGCATTTTCATATCTTAAAAGATTAGAATCTGCAAAATTTCGTTGATTTACTGATGCAAAATTATTCGTAAAACTATATAATTCATATCCTAATGATGACATATCTAATGTAGTAGATGACATTGTATTATATAAATTAATTGTAGTAGATAATCCAGTGATAAGAGAAGAATAATTATAATTATATGTTGTATAATAATTCAATAAGAAACTATTCCAATCGTTAAATATATTCAAATCAAACATACTTACTGAATTGACTTTATATTGTGTTAATATTGTTGAATAGATATCTGAATTTGGATAAGATCCAGTTACATTCATTGAATTCTTAATCAATACTAAAAATTCTTGATAATCAGTAAATCTCTGGTTTAATATATTTAACATATTAAATATCTGAATTGGATCGATGTTTCCATCATAGTTAATAACTGTAGAATGTTTAAAATTGTTATCTATACTGACCAATCGTTGATCTAATAAGTTATATCTCTTGCTAATATTATTTAATCTACCTTTAACATCTCTGGTTCCATATGCCATACGTGTAGCATAAATTGTAACACCTTGAATATTATCATGTCTATTATTATAATAAGTATTATTATTT